TCGTCATTATTCCTTTAATCGGAGTAAAGTTGAACGGATTGTACATTGTAGGTGTTAATTGTAGAGGTACGTACGGTGCGTAAACATAACCTGTATCAAGTAAAGACGTTCCTTTGTGTCCTAACAAAACTGTGTTTGGTGGGAAGTAAGGGTCACGGTATACTTGGTAACGACCAGCTAATGTACCAACTCTTTCAATACCCATGTTGTATTGGTCTTGATCTGGAGATGCGTTAGATACGTGGAAGTATTCTAAATCGTCAAAAATCGCAGATATCTCAGAAGAAACAACTATCCAGTTAGCACCACCTCTCAAAGTAGATTTGTGGATTTGTGCTGAGATTTGGTTAATCGCAGTAATCAAAGTTTGATTCCAATCTTTTTGAGTGTATTGTGTTAATGGATTTGCGGTAGTACCTCTTTTCCATCCGTTGTAATCCCAACGTAAGTTCCAAGCCGCACCTTTACGTAAGTCACGTAAAATTTCACGGTCAATTTCTGCCGCCACTTGCTCAGATAATAAAGCTGTTAATTCAGCTTCAGCATCGATGTTATGGAATGCAGAAACGTCTTGTGCTAATTCAGGAGACCATTGTGCTCTTAGTTTTCTTTCAGTTACAGAAACAGTTACTGATTCTAAATCAAAAGAAACTTCACCAATTTGGTCTTCAAATTCCATTTCTTTATATCTTCTAAACGTAACCTTAAATTGTGAACCAGTGACTACAGTACCAGCAACAGTTAATGTTAATCCTGAATAACCATCAAGAGATGCTGTTCCAATAGAACAAGGCTGTTGTAAATCAACTTCTAAATAAATTATTCCGTCTTGAGAACATAAATTATCATACGCCCCACCATTTCCTGTAGACGACCAAGTGGTACTAGTTTGTGTTCCGTATTCTACAATTCCTTTACCATATTTTTGAGTTACAACTCTAAATAGTAATGATCCTGTACCCATTCCTGAAAATGCTCCTGTAGGTTGTGCTTGAACAACTAAATCAGATAAGAAAGCCTCGTTATCCATTTCTTGACCATCAGGGCCAATTAATTTTCCGGCTCCTGCATTTGAAAATCCTGTCATTGCAACAATAACCTTTCTATAAACAGGACCTCCGTCAGCTCCCGTAGCTGCAACAGTACCGTTAGTAAGGTTATAAGCTGTCGGTGTTAATTGTCCACTTACCCATTGAACCGTAGCCGTTGCTGTAGAAGTAATCGCTGTGTACGCTCCTTTAGAATAATCAAAAAGACCAGCCGGGTCTAAACCTGGTTCATTACCTTCATAAAATCTATCGTAAAGGTTTTTATCAGTTGCTGAATATCCAATACCTGGATTTGTTGGTCCACCATCAGAACCAATAGGTCCGTAATGTATGTTTTCAAATCCACCTACAGCTGCCGTTTGGTAACCTTGAATTTTAGGTACAAAGTAGAACAATTTACCGATAGGTAAGTTCATTGCTTGTACAGAAACTAAGTCGTTAGCCAATAATTTAGAGAATACACGTCTTACGATAGGGAAAACTACAGTTTCGAAAGAACCTGAACTATCTGAAGACGCCGCTTCGTTAATCAAATGTGACGCTTGGTTTTCATACAATTGCGCCATATTTTCTTTAATGTGACCTTTAAGGCCATCTAGGAATCCTAAACGATCCCATTTGTTAATTGTGTCTTCTTTGATAACTTTAAGGTGTTTTAACCCGATGTTACCAACAAGACCTGATTCTAATAATGCTCCCATTTTTGTTTTTTTTAAATTGAGTTTATTTTATTTATTTTATTTTTGTCATCAAATCTCTCATTCTCATGAATTGAGGATTTTCATACGTTTTACTTTCAATTAAATTAGCAGATGAACCATTAGCTGGACTTTTACTAACTTTTGTCTGTACAGACTCAGTTACCATCTCACTTGATTTACCATCTATTTCATTTTTGATTGATTTGTAAAGATTTTTAGATTCCTTGATAGATTCAACATTGTCAAATCTTCTTAGTATATTTATTTTTTCTTGTTTTGTTGTTGAATGTTCAGTGAATAGTCTAGTAGCGTAAGCCAAATTTGAATTAAATACTGCAACTTCATTTAATTTAGTTCTAAAGAAATTTAAAGCTTTTTTGTATTCTTCATTTTTCTCTTGTAATAAATTCAATTCTGCATTTACAGATTCTTTTCTTAATTGACTTGGTGCCGTAACTCTACCTCTTTCAGATCTACGTTTGTAAGCAATATTTCTTGATGCTTCAGTAGTTTCAGGTTCCATCATTCCTTCAATCGTGTCAATATCAACCATGTCAAAATCTTCTTCCATTTCCCATCCTTCGAATGTTTCTTCAGCGTCAGCGTCAGTTTCAGTTACACCATGTTTAATTTTACCATAATTGAATTTAGGTCCCTTACCTCTTTTTTCAGATTTTGTTCCGTTAGCCATATCGTCTTTAAACCCTTTGTGGTTTACTGAGGACTTACCAAAACCGTTACCAACTTTACCCATTCCAATTCCAATTGCTTTAAAGGCTTCTACGACTGATTCTAATTCGTCTTGGTCAATTTCATAAACTTGTTCGTTTCCTTCACCGCCAAAATCATCCACTTCAATAGAGTCTAAATCAAAAAAGTCAGAATCTTCATTATATTCTCGATCTTCGAAATTATGTTGTTCATTATATTCTCGATCTTCAAAATTATGTTGTTCATTATATTCTTGGTCTTCGAAATTATGTTGTTCATTATATTCTCGATCTTCAAAATTATGTTGTTCATTATATTCTTGGTCTTCCATTCCATGACCTTTCATTCCATGACCTTTCATTCCATGACCTTTCATTCCATGACCTTTCATTCCATGATCTTCCATTCCATGACCTTTCATTCCATAATCTTCCATTCCATAATCTTCCATTCCATAATCTTCCATTCCATAATCTTCCATTCCATGATCTTCCATTTCCAATTCGTATACAACACCTTCTTCTAAGTTTGCCATTGGTTCTTCCATGTTATTGTCAACACCATTCATTTGGATAATATATTCTTGGTCATTATCAGATAAATGAAGATAATCATTTTCTTTTTTTACAATAATACCATCTTCATCTCCCATAGCTTTGAAAACTTTCAAAATCTCTGATGGACTTGCAGATGTCATATCCAATGGAGGCATCTCCATTTCATTATCACCTTCAGCTCCAAAGTTATCTACTTCAACTTCGTCGTCTTCAACGTCGTCAACAGATACTTCCGCCTCCGGATCTTCTTCATCTTCAAAATCACCCATATTATCGTCTACGTCAACTTCCTCAGGTTCTTCAACCTCAGGTGCGTCTTGTTCAAAAAGTGTTCTTTTAGATTTTTTAGAACCTACAATAGATTCTTTAATTAATTCACTGATTTCTTCCTTCATCGTAGAAGCAAGTATTCCTTTTGCGTTTTCACTGATAGCATTTTCAATGGCTTTGATTTGTAATAAAGCGTTTTCTACTATCGATCCTGTTTTTTCTATACTCATTTGTTTTGTAAAAAGCAATGCGTTATGCGTTTATTTTACAGATAAATATATCCGTTTTTAAAAAAAATACTATTTTAAGGTAATAAAAGTAAAAAAACATTACATAAATAAAAAAAGGGACACTTTTGGTGTCCCTTTTATCGGTAGGTTGTGTGATTACTCAATAACCTCATCAATCTTACTTTCAACGATTGAGGTTATTCTCCAATCCATTGTGTAAGTTTCGTAAGCTTTGGTTATTTTTGCCTCAACATCTGTTGGTGAATATCCTTTTACCAATTTTTCTTCTCTTTGTTTTTTAACCTTTCCGGTTTCAGTATCAACCATATCATTGGTGATTTTTGCTACAAAATACTTTTCGTCCATAATTTTTTTATTTTCCTAAATAATCGGATAATCTTTTCATTAAGTCAACTGATTTCTCTAATCCACCACCATTAAAATTATTATTGTCTTGTTCTGACAATTTTTCCTCATACTTAGGTCTATCATCTTTATTTAAATAGAGATACGCTCCTGGAGTGGATGGTGATGAAACTAAATCAAAACAAATTAATTCAAAATCATCCTGAACTTCATTTTGTTCTCCCTTTTTAACTAAAGAACCCACCCCTCTAGATGATACTCCCATAGTTACTCCTTGTCTCATTAGATTAGCTGCAACATCACCCTTAGACGACACTACACCTCTCTCATGAAAACCTGGTGTAGTTAATAACTTAACTTTACCCATTAATACGTTACCTTCCCACCATATATCAGTAATTAAATGTGAAACCCTATCTAAATCTATCAAAGAAGATTCAGGGTGATTTAATTCTGAAATAGACATACCACGATTAATAATTTCTTTGTATTTATCAGATTCTCTTTTTAATAATTTTTCAGGGTATACTCGTCCATTTCTATTTGGAATTCCGTATTTTTGTAAAGTCGCGTAGAAGACAAATGGTTTAGAGTGCTCTAATTGTCCATATGATTCTTTTATCACCTCAGAGTTTCTCATATCATTTGGGTTAATGTGTCCAGCATCCCATTCTACTAAAATTCCCTTACCGATATCATTTGGTCCTAATATTCTCATAATTGTTTTTACAATAAATATTAGCAACTTATCGTTTCTTTAACTTTTGTTTTACTTAGTGTGAAAAACTTGGAATTTTTTAAGTCATCAAGGTAAATTGATTTTAAAATGTTTTTAATTTTTTCTCGTAATATTAACGATTTAAAATTAATGTTTTGGTTATGAACAAAAAGAGTTATCTCTAAATTCATAAAACTTTTTTTATTCTTTTGAATACCGCTTGTTCGTAAATCTAAATCAACAATTTGTTTTTTCTCAAAACAAGTGTGGTCAGATACCTCTAAAAGCGTGTGTTGTATTTGTCTTTTAATATGTCCTGTGATTTTATTCCAATTATCAAAGTCATCCAAAGGCTCAATCCACGTTTGTAATACTATATATATTGATTTTAGATTTTTAGAGTCTACCGTACCGTAGTGACATTTAGCATCATCAAAAATGTTTAATTTTGATGTTTTTCCTTTTTTCATTTTTCATACCTTATATGTTTATTGTTGTTATAATGGTAAGTGAAAAAATAACATTTGTCAAAATTCAAAAAAGTTCGTATATTTACATATAAAAACAATAAAAAATTATGATAATAATTACAGTTAAAAATTCAAGTTCAATTGACCAAGCACTAAAACAATATAAATTTAAAGTATATAAAACAAAACAACTTGAGAAATTAAAGGAACTACAAGAGTTCACAAAAAATTCAGTTAAGAAAAGGGAACAGAATAAAAAATCGGTTTATCTACAAAAAAAGAAGTCTCAATTAGAGTCTTGAGTATCTTCAGTATTATCTTGGTCATTATCTAATTTTTTTTCTTTTTGTATTTGATGTAGGATATATCCTGAAATCCCAAACTCAATAGATGCCCACATAACGATATCAGTCATAGATAAGTCTGGATATTTCTTTAAAAGAAAAAAAACCATTCCCCATTGTGCCACTATAAAAGCTATTCCAGATTCAATCCTTTTTTTAGAAAAAAATGATGGTTTGTGTGAGTATATTCTTATAATTTCAGTAATACCCTTTTTTATGTTTCCCCAACCAAAAAAGAATTTCCTGTTACTCATAACCCTTGATTTAACTTTCTTAATTTATATAAGTTATAATGGTCAATATTTACATTAGTAACTCTATTAATAGTATTTTCAATCGTTAAAGTTAACTCTTTATCTGTAGATTCGTTAAGATTAGTTTTTAAGTTGTTTAAGATGTTTTCTTTTAAAGACTCGATTTCTGTTTTTACATCTTCAATATTAATTGATAGTATTGATGTTAATTCTTTTCTGTCGGACTCATCAATATGTTCTATATTTTTACTTATAGAATCATTAGCAGCTCGAACCATTGATGATAACGGTAAATTAAAATTAGTAGATTCTTTTTTAACTTCTTCACTGATTAAGGTATTTTTAATATTTTTTTTAGATTCTAATACAACTTCTAAATTCCTAATAGAATGATTATAAATAGTCGTATCAATGTCAGAATACACATTTTTATGTTCCATAACTATAGAATCAATCCAATTACTTACTCGACCTAAGGAATTTTGATTATTCTCAATCAATACTTGACTGTATTCTACTGATTCGTTTATGTAGTCATCAGCAATTGATTTATCTAAACCTTTTTTAGATGATAAATCATCATAGATATAGTAAAGTTCAGCAACATCTTTATTTTCTAAAACCATAGATTTGAATTGTTTCATAAATGATTTAAATTCTGGTTTCCCATAAAGGATTACCGTTGCTCGTTCTATTTTTGTTTTAATTGTACCAAAAGTATTCATAGTGTTTTTATTATAAATATTACTTATCTAATAAAGATTTCAACTTATCGTCAATTTCAATTAAAGAGTTACCGCCTTTAGAAAAATTTAAAGTATCAAATGAGTTAAATAACCTATCTTCAACTAAAATATTTAAACCTTTAACGTTTAAGTTTTCAGGTGTTACCCCACCTCCTTCAGGTGCTGGTGGTGGAGCTTCAGCGCCTCCACCCATTGGGGCTTCTCCTCCCGGTGGAGGACCCATTGATTCCCCACCCATTGGTGGTTCTCCTCCTGCTCCCCCTGCGTCTGCCGCTGGTTGAACATCTTTCTTACCATATAATTGGTCAATATTATCAAATAATCCGGTCTTAGTAATTATTTCTGCAGTTTTACCTAATTCTGCAGAAACTGCTCTTTCAACTCTCTGTTGTTGGATGTCTAATCTAATTTCTTCGTCAGAAAACCCTAGTATGTGTTTCTTAGCCCAAGATGACGATACGGCAGCAAGACTGTTTGGTATTTCGGCAACAGCATCTTTATACAATAAAATCTTTTCTTTCCAAAGTTCAATAGATAATAACTCAGATTGTTTAGAAGGATTATGTAACCCCAATGTGAAATTTGTTAATTCATCTTCAAACCCTAAAAGAAATAAATGTACAATAGCTATCTTATTTAATTCTGCTATCATAGATTTTTGAATTCTATTAATTGTTCTTGCAAAACGAATATCTAATAAAGATAAGTTTTTACCGTCACCAACAGCCTCTTCAAACCCTAAATACGCTTTAGGTATCCTTAACGCGGTAACTAATTTCTTTTGGATATACTCAATATCTGCTATCTCCGCCAAGTTTGTTCCACCAGGTAGTGTTTCAATTGGGTTGGTTGCTGCAGCATCTCTAACAGGAATAAAGTAATCTTGATCTACGGCCATTTGATTATACCTCATGTCAACATTTCCTGTATTCGGGTCAGCAATTTGGTCTCTTTTAAATTTATTGGCAACTCTTTGTACATATGGGTCAACATCTTTATCATCCATATTACCAACAAATACTTTAAAGACCCTTCTTTCTGGCGCTCTTGATACCCGATAGATTAACATAGCGTCTTCAGATAGTAAAAGTTGTTTCCATATACGACGAGATTTTTCTAACATTGATGTACCATACGGTAGTTTTCTATCGTCCCCTAATATTCTAAAGTGTGCCATCTCCCATGTGTTAAACTCCATGTTTTTTTCTTTCCATGTAAACTTCAAAGCATCGTTTTCCATTTCCTGAGAATACTTGTCAGGTTGGAATTTCATACCTTTTTCTAAACGTTCTATTTGGATGTTAGGTAGTTGTTGACACCCTACAATACCATTTTCTGGATCTAATTTTAAATAAACAAAATTATCCCCAAATTTACATGTGTTTCTTGTCCACATAGGTAAATTAGTATTTATGTCTAACTTATTTACAAATAAATCAATTAGAACTGATTTTATTCTTTTTGATTCGGAATATACTTTTAATATTAAACCATCTTGGTCAGGTGTTGTTGATTCTTCAGCATAGATATCTAAAGCCGCTGAGATTTCGGGAGTATACTCCATAGATTCGTAATCATAATATGAAGCCATTCTTGTTGGTTCATAGTAAACCGCCTGTTGATATAAGTTACTTTCAACTTTTTGCCATTGTTTACCAATGTACATTGTTTGTTGAGCCTGTAATTTTTCTTTTTCAAATTCAGACTTATCTGTTGTCTTTAGAAGTTCCTTTTTATCAAATTTGAAAATTGGCGATTGTTGGTCTAATGTAGAGTTTGGTCCAAAAGTCCTACTCAATCTTTGCCATACGGTTAGTTTTTGTTCTGCCATGTTTTTTTATTTTAAAAATAATGTGGTAATTTTCAAATTAAACCCTTTTACCACTGAATAACCATAAATACTTTTCATAATCGCTTTTAGTTACCGCATTTCTTTGGTGTCCGTATCCATTATTCGGACTAACGGGTAGTCCTGGATTAAAATTTGTGTATGCGTTTTGATTTTCATTTGATTGTACCGACCATGACTCAAGCATTGCTTTTGTTTGTTCTGTCACTTTCTCTAATTGGGCGAAGGACGTTTCACCAACAAATATGGCGATAGCAAACGCCATGATTAAGTCGTCGTGTTGACCCTTTTGGTGGTCAGGTCTACCATTAACATAAACAAAAGTATTAAGCTCATTAAATAACCTTTGTGACCTTAAGGCAAAATCAAATCTTAATGCCTCCTCAAATGCTTGAATAATTAGTACTCGTTTAGAGTTAAAGTTTATTCCAGGTATTTTATCTTGTGATTTTGGGTCCCACTTCCATTTATCAGCAGGATTAACACCATCTATATATAAATTTTTATAACCTAATTCTTGTAACTTTCTAGAGGTAGAGACACCCATACCTCCGGTAATGTCGGTAACAATAAAAGCGTTATACATTGTCGCCCACTTGTATGCGATTTCAGCTAATACGTCAGGGGGAACTTTTCCAATATATTCCAATACTTGTTCTCTAACATCAAAATCAATAATAGATATGGTACTAAAATCTTCACTATCGCCTCTTGAAACGTCGACACCCATTATATAACGATGCCCTTCTACCGGTTCTTTCCATTGCCAAATTGCACCACCCATAAATTTGTTTTCAGGTTCTTTAATGTGGGTTTCTTTAATTTTTTTCATGGTTTCGGGAGGAATAACACTATCCCCTGAACCTAAAAAGTTACATTCAAGCTCTTGTGATATTTTTCTTTTATCAAACTTTAATTTTTTAGCCATTGCTTCAAACCAAGAACTATAAGGTTTGTACCCCTCGTTTTCAATTTTTCTTTTAATCTCTTGAAAATCCCTGTCACCTACTTTAATTTTTGAATAATCTAATATAATTTCACTATCATTATAATCCTTTCGATTTAACATGTAATGAACAATATTATCACATTTAATAAGTTTTAAGTCTTTAGAATATCGTGGGTCACGAAACCAGTACATTTCAGTTATTTTAAAGTCATTCATTCCTTTAACCGCCTGACTATATATTGAATAATAAATTGGGTCAAACCCGTTTGGTGTTGAAATTACGATTACTTTACCCCCTGTAGATAAAGACGCCATACAGGCAGACCAAAAGTCTTCGTCTGCATTGATGTATGCGGCCTCATCAAATATTAATATAGTTGGCGTATAACCACGTAGAGCATCCTTTGATGTTGCAACCGCTTTAACCTCACAACCATTTGTTAATTTAAAGTGTCTTTGTGAGTTTTTCTCAACAGAAAACGTAACCCCTAACCAAGATGGCCATTGGTCAACAAACGCTCTAACCTTATTTCCCATTTCTTGGGCGGTGTCCATTTTGTTTGCAATGATTAGTATTTTTTCTGGTTTTGATTTTTTTGCAAACACCAATTTTTTTGATGCCCAAGCAGACGTTACAGTAGATACGCCAGCCTGACGATATTTTAGTGCAATGTTTTCCTCACAAGTATCGTAATCATTAACCAATGTAACTTGGTCGTTAAATAGTTCTAATGGTACGTATTGTGATTGTGTGTTATCGTAAGTTTGTAAATACGTCTTTAATGCGTATGGAGTGTCATTTATGCACTTAGCATACTCTAATAATATTTGTTCTTTCGATAGTGACATTCATTATTATTTTCTTCTTATTGTTTTAAGAAGTTCACCTTTAGTGGTATGAGGTGGTAAATGTTTTTCAATAATATTCAAAATACTTTCCTCAATATTTTTCACATTAACATCATGGTCTTCATCCGTATCTTCCTGCTCCATAGCATAAATGGGTAACCCTTTGTGTTTTGTAGACGCAAAATCTTTTAGGTCTTTTTTTGTCATATCTTTAGATATGTCTTTAACTTTTTTAGAAACCTTAGATTTAGGGGTATTACCTTTTTTAACATCTAACGCTAACCCCATAAGTTTTTGTTGTTTTTGTGATTTGGCCTTTTCATTAACATCTTCCTCACCAAGTTCTTCTTCATTTTCACCTATCTCTACATTTATTCCTTGGTCAGTTAGGGTTTTGATTTTAGCAGGATCTGCTTTATCTGCGGCCATTTTAACACTTCCAGATGCTTCATTTATTTTACTGTAAAGAACTCCAATTTGTTTTAAAGTTAAGTTTTCAAGTGTATTAATTGAAAACCCTTCATTTAAAAGTCTCGCTAATTTAGGATTCATATGTTTCATCTTGTACTAAATTTTTTTCCCATTTTAATACGATATCTCTCTCGTATAATTTATTTTCAACTTCATCTACAGTTTCACCATATAGAAAGACAAGTCGTTTATATTTTGATATGACTAAGTCGTCACTATCCGATTTTTCCCAAGCCAAACTAATAACCCCATCAACAGCATCTATAACCCCAAAATAGTCAGATTCTTGAATCAACTCTAACGATATATTAGAATTTTTTAAAACCCCAACTTTTTTTATGTAATGAATGTCTGGTGGAAGTGGTTTTCCTGATGCTGGTTCTGAATCCCAATTATCCCCCCAAACGTCATCCAAATCAGAAAAAATAAACTCATAAATGTTATCCCCTTTAAAATTTGGACCAAGTTCATTTACATAAACTAAAATCATATAATATTACCCATTGTGTTAACTTTTATAGTTTTTCCATTAACAGAAAAAACTAAATTCTTTTTGTTGGTTTTACCTATAAATTTAGCAGATTTATTCTCATTTAAAAATCTGTTTGCTGAATCCATTTGTTTATAAGATTCACACATTTTTTTAATTTCGTTTCTTACCTCAATACCGACCAATTTATTTTTAATAAAATTTTTCTTATTTTTTTCTTCATTTAATTTTTTTTCTTCACCCGTAAAAACAAAATAGTTAGCTAACACATCCTCAACAGACTCTTTAAAGTTTTCCATAGGTAACGGTTCTGCCATCGGTTCTGCCATCGGTTCTGCCATCGGTTCTCCCATTGGTTCTCCCATTGGTTCTCCCATATCTTCTTCATCGGATAGGTCTAAGTCTCCTTCATCTCCCATACCATATTCGTCCGAATCTTCAAATTTTGATAAAATGTCATCTTTGTCGTCCTCATCTAAATTATCTAAATCGATTGACGAAATAATAGAATTAATAACGTATTTAATATCTTGAGAATCTAAACCTTTGTCTTTATCAAAAGCCCGGATTTTTTGACTTAATTTACCCGTTAGTCGTTGTATCGATTTTAATCCTGATGGTCCCTGAGATTGTTCGTCACCCATATCAAGTTCTTCGTCACCCATATCACTACCGTCTTCAGGTGGCATTCCCATATCGTCTTCAGGTGGCATTCCCATATCGTCTGCCGGTGGCATTCCCATATCGCTACCAGCCGCAGGTGGCATTCCCATATCGTCTGCCGGTGGCATTCCCATATCGCTACCAGCCGCAGGTGGCATTCCCATATCGCCACCAGCAGCAGGTAATTCAGGTGCTGGAGGTAATGAAGGTTCAGGTGCTGGTGATTCTACAGGGGGGGTTGGTTTGTTAGTTTTTAAAATGAATTTTTTTTTTACCTCTTGTTCACCAATAAGGGGGGTTTCAAATACATTACCAGTTACTCGATTAACTTCAGCCACAACTAAATTCAGTCTTTTCATTGCTTCAGAATATGATCTATAGTGTTTTCTACCTCTCATTGGTTCTGAATAATCCAAATTGGATTCATTCAACCCTTTTTTAATTATATAACCAGATTTTTCTTTTACTATACCATAAAGGTTTCCGTCGGCAAGACGGATTGTATAATTTGTAGTAGACAAGTTATTTATTTCTTGTTTAGGAACTTCGTTGTATTTGGCAATTTCCATAATACGTCTTAATTTAGCCATTCCTTCTAATTTCTCACTACCTATCGGTTTGATATCTCCCATTTTTTATTAATTTTAATTGTTTAATCCATTAAATCCACCAATAGTAACAGCATTACATTGGTTTATAGTTCCTCCTGTGGTATTTGACCATTGGGGTGTTGGTGTTCCGTATGTTACAATAGTTCCTGTTGTCTGTCCAGTACCTGGTAAATAACCGGTTATTGTTGTGGTATAATAAGATGTACAAGCTGTTGTTGGCATAATATTTTTTTATATAAATATATGGATATTTTGTATTTGTATTTTTATTGTGAATTTTCTTGTTCTAAAGATAATTTTTTATCCGCAATTTTGTTTTTAAAATTTTCTAATTTAGTAATATACCCATTTCTTCTTAGATATTTAAACACTAAATTCTCATAAGAAAACTCACCTTCTTTTTTAAGTCCACAAGACCTATACTTCCTTAATTTTTCTCTGTACTTTTTAACGGTTTTAACCGCATCATCTAAATCTTCTCCTTCGGCCTTCTCGATAGCATCATCAATAATGTCCATCCATTGTTGTGCCTTTTGTTTGATTTTTTTCTCATCAACTGTAAAATCTTCTTTTTTTGGTTTCTTTTCCCATTCATTATTCATTAATGAATAAAGTCCGGTACTAGCATTTGTTTCATTAACATCCTCAACATAAAGTTCAGTTTCATACCCTTTTATTCTAATGTCGTGAGCCGAATTAAATACTGTTTTTTTAAGTCTAAACAATTCTCTATATAGTTCTTCTTTGTCTCCACTTTCTTTAAAGTCCATTATCACATGAATATCAAAATCGGAAAACTCAGACCAATTATAACCAACCAAAGATCCAACAAATAAAACATCGTGGATAAAAAAGTCAACATCCAAATAATCTATGAATAATTCTGCAACCTTAAGTAATCGTTTTCTTATTTCAGGTTTTAGTTTGTACTCACCTTCACTGGGTTCGTCCCATATATCAGGATTTAATTCGTCTTGTAAGTAAAAACTATTAATGATTTTTTTATCGTTCATCATACATATAAATACCTATGTTATTCTGTTTCTTCTATTTTTTTGTACTTGT